CCAACATTCACTTACAATTTCCCGACGATGACGGGAGGATTTCTAAACGCTCCGCAATGTAGCGCTATTCAAGTTGGCGGGACCGGAGCGAATTTGTCGCCGATCAGCACAGGCTCTACTTCAACGTCCAGTAGCGGAGCGTTTACCGTTAACGGGACACCGGCTAATGGCTCGACTTATACGTTTCAAGTAAGCTGTTCGATACCGCAATAAATTATGGTAAGAGCGGTTTTATTTCTTATCTGCGCGGCCTCGGCCTGGGCTAATACATGCACTCCGCTTTCGGTGACACTCTCCGGGCCGCTGAATCTCACCTACACAAACGGCGTCACGGATCTAGACTCTACTTCGGTCAAGATTTCGTGGACGACGGACGCGGGAACGACAGGAAACCCGGCCACGGCCTCGCAGATTCTCTATGCGACGAATGCCGAATGGGGTGGCACATCCGCGCGGAGCAGCTACCCGCATACGCAATCGATTCAAGGCGAAAGCCTTAATGTCACTTCTAACAGCATCATTATCGGCGGCGTAATAAGCAACCTTGTTCCCTCCACTGGCTACCATGCGCTGGTTCAGGCACAACAGGCGTCCGCGTGGTGTACGGCCACAGATATCACGTTCACCACGGCGGCCGCCTACACCTTCACGTCTCCCACGGCGCCTGAACAGCCCAACCTAACCATGCCTGCGATGACCGGCACGCACTGGTTGTACGGAGGTCCTAGCGGTGGGGGTTACACAGTTTGCGGTGACAGTGGCACTGCAACGCAGCGCTGGCAGAATTGCCTCAGCGGGGCTTCGCCGGGAAGCGGAACGGGCGCTCAACTGGGTGATGACATCAGCGCTCCACCGGCAACTTATCAGATCGTTCCTCCGCTTTATTTCCCAAATTCTCCGCTTTGGAAGCAGATGACGTGCGTAACGGTTGGCTCGACTTGCATGCCAAACGGCGGCGTCGTGCCGCCGCAAAACGGAACGGCGGTCATCATGTACCAGCCACCGGCGCCAATAAACCCTGGCGTGACGTATGCGGTCATCAACTCCAGTTACCCAAGTGCCGGAACGTTTCAGCTTGCCCGCTGCACGCCTTATGGATTCATGGCTTGTACAGGCAACGACGGCGTGGCAATCAGCTTCCAAAACACCGGCGGGACATTCGGTGACGGCAACGATTTCTATACGCCATATCCGTATCCGCAAAACCAGATCATTGTCATCAAGCCTACGACCTATGGGACCTCGGCGCTTCCGCCCACTGGCGTCCGTTTGGGCTTGGATTCTGTCTCACAGTACCAGCCCAACATGATTACCCTTGAGAACATGGATCCGTATCCGCAAGCGGCGGGACAATTGGACCCTGGCGGACTCATTGTCTGGGGAACAAACATAAACGGGCCTTTCCTATCTTCCGGCTGGTGGTTTCAGGACGTCGCCTTCACCACCGACCCAACCGTGGCCACAACTTATGGCAACGGAATGGACCCGATGGGTTGGCGCGTACCCCTATCAATTGGCGGCAACGTTGCGGACACGGCGTTTTATTTCGATCAAGTCTGTTTCTGTTTTTCGCTACCTCCTTCGCGCAGTGGTGAGATCGGGTTCGCGGCAAACAGCAGTGCGATCATGCACTCTAGCCAGCAAGGTTTGGACTGGTGGGGTGGGCATCTATACGCTCCATATGGGACCGCTATTACCAATACCTCCACCACAATCACTTTTCCGGCTGTCACTCAGTCGCATGTGATCGCGGGTGGTTCCAGCGGCGTAGGGCAAAAATCCCAATGCACAAATAGTGGAGGAACTTGGCAAGTGACCGGAGGCGGATCGACTTCGCAGGCGTCTGTCTGGATGACCCCGCCATCGGGAGGAAGTTGTAATTGGGTGGTGCAGGCTCAACCCGGCGTCACAGTTTCAACGACAGGGCAGGTGACCGCAATTACCGGCGTGTCGGCGCCTACTGTTACTCAGGTCGGTACTCCCGGCAGTACATCTTACAGTTACACGATAGCGGCGGCTGACGGAAATGGCAACGAGATCACAGCCGCCAATGCGCTGTTTACGCCTTCCACTACCACGACGACCGGAAACGCAACGCTGAGTAGCACAAACAAAAACCGCATCACCTGGTCGGCATACGCAGGCGCAACTTGCTACAACATTTACAGCGCGACTCGAAGTTCAGGGATCTACGGCCCAGGACTGCCCATAGGACAAGTCTGTTCGCCTTCGGCGCTGACTTTTGACGACACTGGGACGGGTGTGACTGGCGACGGCACATACGGATTTCCCACTTATTCCTACGCCGGACCATCCGGCAGCTTAACCAATAAGCCCGCGAGCGTATTTGCTATCGGCACGTTCTCGATGACCTCTGGCGCGATCACCAGCACGAATCTCGGCGGCCCTTACGGCGCGAGTCAGCAGAATGCTTTTGGGCAAGGCGGGCCGGCCGTCGGATACAACTACAACGGTGTAGGCGTGATTGCAATGCTGGACAATCAGATCAGCAGCGGGCCAATTTCGGGTATATTTTTCAGCGACGACGACGACGACGGAACCAGCCCGTGCAACATTACCGGCACGGCCTGTACCCATCAGCACCTTCAAGGCGATCTCGTAGAAGCGCAATCTACCATCGGCATGAATGCTTGTTATTTCGCCGATGCGAATTGCTGGAACGGCGGCAACTACTACGGCCGGAACGCGACGGAGGGCAAGCAACTTAATCGTGCGTGGCAGTGGGGCAATCAATACGGCCCAGTGTGGGGTCAAGTTGGGCTGGGAGAATGCGCTCTGCACGAAACATATAACGGGCAGTCCTTCCCAACTCTCAGCACAATCTCTTACACGTCTTCAAACGACTGGCGATATGAGTACAACACTTGTACGGGGACGGGGGCGCAAATCATCAGCGGCTTTAACAACACGTCACAAAGCGGAGCGCCGATCAAAAATTGGCTGGTGCGAAATAACTTGTTTCTGAACAATAACGCATATTCCAGCATCCCCCACAACCAGTCATTCGGCTACCCGACTAAGTGGTTTAATGAGGACGTTGGCGACACAAACTGCCCAGAGGGTTATTTGACTAACTGGGCGGGAGGCGGGCAGAATATAGTGCTGGATCATAACACAGTCTGGGGGCAAGGTGGATGTCTCAGCGTGGCGCTGGGTATAGGCGCGAACATTCAGGCTGGCACCGTCTACACGAACAACATTTTTAACATCCTGGCCGATCCGGGACTCACGTCTTACCAAGGCAGTCTCTATCTGCCCTACAACACTACCGATCCATGTTGGGGTGATTTCGGCGTAACGCTTTGGAATTGCCAGAACTCGTCTACATGGGCGTCGAATGTGCTCTTGTTCACGTATCAAAACAGCAATCCATCTTCGCCATCCGAATGGACATCGGCGCAGATCTCCACATGGCAGGGATCAAGTTTCAACTTCCCGTCTTCGCTTATCCCTGCCGGAAACACGTTAGCGGCAAGACTGGCAAATACCAATTTCTTCTCGGCTTGCACGTTGTCGAGTTCGGCGAGTTGCGTGAATAACCTACGATTGCAAAGCGTGTCGCCGTTTATCAGTGGGGCGCACGCATCGACGGATGCCTTGGACATAGGAGTTTCGGTTGACCAGCTTGAGGCGCATCAGGGCAAGGTCAGCAACGTGCGGGCGCTTAGCCTCACCTCGACTGGCGTCACGGTCGCGTGGTACGCGGCGGACACCACGGCGTGCGGACTCGATTGGACGAGCAACGCTTGGGCAAGCTGGACGCGCGTGGCGGGTTCGGCGGGTTCGCGCGTGCAATCTATCACACTGTCGAGTCTTCCGATTCATGGTGCGATTCAGGCTCGGATAAATTGCCCAGTGAGCCAGCCGGTTATAGCTGTACAACTTCCCTAGGCCAAGATGCTCTCTAGTGTTTCCTCGTCTATTGCCAACTCATCAAGCATATTCATTTGCTTGTCGCCCCATTTCCAGCCGCGCTCTTCTAGTTCTTTGAAGTTGCGCTTGCCTTGCGTGAAATAGGACGGCTTAAGTTCTATCCCAATTCCTTTGCGGCCATTCACAACCGCCGCCGCGACTTCGCTCGCTACCCCCATGTAAGGCGTCAGCACCTTGTCTCCCGGATTGCTCCACAGCACAAGGATGCGCTCGATCACGTCGAGTTGTAGCGGATGTACGTGCTTCTCGTCCTCCTCGTCACGCGCCTGAATGAAAGGCAAAACGCGATTGATGCGGATATCATCCCAAAAAGAAGACGCATACTGACGCCAGATCCAATGAGAGTATCGATTCTCAATCTGGTTTCCAGTCCAGCCGCGATAGCGGAGCAGTTCCGCTGGCATCTTGCGCGCGCCAGCATAATCGAGTAGTCCCGTTGGGTGTTCAATCGGGACGGCGTTCTCGCCCTTGCGCCTGAAGACCAGCATGTAATCGGCCCCTGCGTTCGTACATCGGCTAGAATCTTCGACAATGCTTTTGTGAGCCAAGTTCTTCGCCATTGTGCGGTTACGGACAGCCAGCGGCTCTTTCCAGATGCAATAGCGGCCCGCGTAGCGAAACCCATAGGTGGCGTGATGACGGATGATGTCACCGGGAAAGTCGATCAGGTCGTCATCGCCGGTATTGCTTCGCGGGATGTCCATGCAATGAACCGCCGTGATGCGTCCGGGCTTGGTCAGTCGAGCGATTTCCTTGATCGTGAAATCGTAGTGCTTCCAGAACTGTTCGTAATCCAGACAGTTGGATAGGTCCCGCTCATCGGAACTGTATTGGTAAAGGCCGCCGAACGGTGGAGAATAAAGCGATAGGTCTATGCACTTGTCTTTGAACGCGGACATTGTTTCGCAGCAGTCGCCGCAATAGATTGCATAGTCCTTGGTTACTAACTGTTCCCTTACAGCCATGTCGGTATCTG